AATATGAAATAAACAAGCACTCATTGGATCAATGTTAAAATCCATACCCAAGTGTATAACTGCTTTAGGATCATACTTACATTCTTTAATATTTTGCTCTCTATTAAAGTTATAATAAACAACTCCTGCATACGTTTCAAATGAAGCTAAGTATTCTTGCCTAAATGTTCTCTCGTCTAAATCCTTTTTAGCTTGGTCTATTTCTGCTTGTTCTACTTGGCCACCATCTAATGTTGTATACTTAAAAGATTTCCATTCATTGTCATCACCTAATCCTCTTTGAAATATATTATATGACCAGCTACCAAATCCTCTAGGTGTTCCTGTAAATAATACGTGACCATTAACGTGCTTATCAGATATAGTTGGTCTTAATACTTCAGTCCACGCTTCTTCAGGTATATCGGCGAACTCGTCCAATACTAAAAAGTTTAATCCTACACCTCTTAAATTATCTGGAGATTTATCTGCACCTTTTAAACTTATTTGACAACCATTTTTTAGGATTAATGTTAAGTCTGATTCGTTAATATACTTTACCCATCTAGCGTCAGTTGCTTTTTTCTTTAAAGGTTTCCACATTATCTCCTTAGACATTCTATACGTTGGACTAACATAGAATATCTTTCCGTTTTTATTTCGTGATGCGAACCTTAATAATTCTACAAGTGCTAAATGTGTTTTACCAAATCTTCTGCCAGTAATTAAAACTCTAAATCTATTTGGACAAGTATAAACAGCTTTTTGTGGTTCGCTTAAAGGCATTAGTTAGCTGATCTTAGGTGCTTTTCTAAATCTTCTTCTAACTTTTTAATTATTAAATTTAATCTTTGTATTTCTTCTTGGCTAATATCAGCTTGTTTCATTAGGTCATAAATTCTAACTTCTAAGTCGTGGCTTCCTCGCATTTTTTTATCAAGCATTTTTGGTTTTGTCCGTTCACACATACATTCTTTCACTTCTTTTTATTCTGGTATATTCTTAGGTATCTTCTTCCCAACGCTACTGCTTCTGATTTGCTTTTGCCACGATAGCCCCATACTTCAAGTGCTAATTTTAATCTAGTTTTTCTACCTTTAGTATCAAACAATCTTCCTCTACCACTACCCATTCTAACTAAGAATGAACCCTTGCGTCTATATTCACTTAAACTATTTGGTCTTGATCTAACTGGTGGTCTTAAATTACTACCAGTAGCCCTATTAATTCTTGCTCTACCATAAGCAGACAATCCACCTTTTGGATTTTTAAATCTTTTAGTTATTCTTATCATATTTTTTCATACTGAAGCTAACTGGTGCTTGTTTTTTAACTTTTAAATTATGCCTTTTCATTAATAACTTAATTATGCAATCATTACACGATTTAATACGCTGTTCTAGCTTATTAGTAATCGGACTTAAACAAAAGATACATTTCATAGTATATCATCAATAGGTAGTGGACTAAAATCTTCTCCTATGTTCTGGTCATTTTGACCTAACATTTGCTTACCTAGCCATATTAACATAGTTGTATTCCCAGTCATAGCTACATCAAATTGTTTTTTCCTTAATCTAATTTTTCCGTCTGACTTCCCTTTTGCTATTTCTGCCGAATAATTATTTGAAAGAGTATCAGGATCACACTTAAAGAAATGTGCCATCTCTTGAATTGTACAATGATAACTTGATAATGTTATGACCTGCTCTCTATCTAGAACGATAGTTGGTCTACCTACTTTTCTTTTTTCTTTGTCCATAATTAACCGATAATGTAATCGTAATTATGGGTATTATTACTTTTTAAGAGATTTGTAAAGAAACTCTAGTAAATCTTGATTTTGATATAGTGTGTGACAGATTCCATTTGCTGTTGAATTACAAACAATTTCTTCAGTTTTTAAAGGTAAGTCTAGTTTGTATTCATCGTGTATCATATGGCAGATTTCGTGGAGTAGAGTGTTAGACATTTGAATATTGTCTAATGTTTTGTCTAAAGTAAGTGTATTGTTATCACAATCAAATTCACCGTATATTTTTCTTTTAGACGCTTCTTCTTTTTCTATGAAGTTTAACTTAACTATCCTGCTTCCGAAGATAATCTTGTCTATCATTATTTTTTTCTTTTTCTTCTTAAGTCAGTATCGTGTTTGCGTGAACCTCTTATAAATGAATTAACTCTAGCCATAGCCCACCCTGCCATTCCTATTTTTGGTCGTGAACCAGAAGATAAAAATGCACCTTGACCTCTAGAATAAACTTTTTTTAATTGAGATAAAGTCACTGATTTACTTTTTTTATCTTTAGATCTTAAAATTTTTAATGTTAGTTTAGAAATGGCCATTATTTAATTCTTTGCTTAAACATTGACTTGGGTATTCTTTGACCAGATTTATACATATTGCTCATAGTTTTAATCAAAGAAGCCCTTTTTGTTCTAGCTGAACCTTTTAAACCAGATAAATATACTTTAGGTAGACCAGTCTTTTTATCTTTAATGACCTTTCTATTCTTTTTCATTTTTTTCTTTTAGGTGCTTTCTTAGGTTTATAAACTCTATAAGTACCTTTGCCTTTTTGTGTGGTAATGAGAACACCAACTGATGTTGATGTAGTTTCATTAGCCATTATTTTTTCTTGCCTTTTTTATTTGACATTTTCTTTGGGGCTTTTTTCATTGAGTGTTTTGGCATTAGATTTTATCCTTTATTTTGTTTATCATTCTTACTATCTCAGTTCGGTATGTTTGTGAAGTAGAATAGTTTCCTAATGTTTCGGCTAATTTAACTGGATCTTTAGTTTTCATTCTAAGGTTTCTAAATTGAGAATAATGGTGATTATTATTTAATATGTTTATGTAATCTTTAGTTGATGAGCATTTTGAATAATATGTTTTTATTCTCCAATTAATAGATGCGTCTTGTTTAAGAGGAAGTATTCCGTTCTTTGACCAAACTCTTACGCCGAACAAAGCGTTGCCTTCTCTAGCAAACCTACTTGTTCCGTAGTCAGATTCTACAATAGCTTGTGCTATTATAAGTAATGTTGGTATTTGATCCTGTTTATTTAAATCAATATTAATGTAAGCTATACATTTTTTCATTGAATCTATAAATTTGTCGCTGGAACTTGTGTCTATCTTTGGTTCGTAGAATGAACCTATTGCTTTTATTTGCTTTATTGTTTCTTGCCTGATCTTTTCCTTGACTAGTTGATTAGGAAAAAATGTTCCTACAAAAAATACAGAAAATAGGAATAAAACTATAATTACATAGTCATAGACTTTCCCACTTAATAATTTGATATTCATTATTTTTAAGGTTGTGATAACCTTCCAGCTTTACAGCTTATCTGATTGGATTATTCTTCGTCAGAATCTTCTAGATCTTCGTCTAAATCTTCATCTAGATCTTCGTCTGTATCATCATAAGTTTCATCTGCTTCCATTTCTTCAAGATGATCTTCTAACATATCTCTTAGAGAGTCTAGTTCTGTATTGATTTTGTCTTGTGCCTTTTCAAGTTTAGCTATTATTTTTTCTATTTTCATAACTTCTCCTGCTGGTTAAGTTTGCACCAATAAATTACTAAAACATTTAATGCAATATATTTTATTTAAAGTGATTTGTTTTATATTAAAAGCCCTAATAACCTATTGATTTTAAAGACTTTTTTAATTTTCATAAACAATTGGTTCTTCCATTCCTTTTTTCCAAAAGTATAATTCTAGGTTAGGAAAGTTTTTTCTAAGACCTTTTAAAATTTTTTTATTGTCCTCGTAGTGCCTTTGTATTTTAAAATGTTTTATTACTGCACCTTTAAACTCTATAACATTTTCAACGCTTCTAGATTTTAAAAGCAAATACAAATCAATAACTTGGTTAGGATAATTTTTGTTAAGCCATTGTTTTGTAATCGCATAAATAGTTTGTTCATTTTTTCTAGCTGAAATTGCATAAAACTTGCTTTCTTTTGGTTGTAATAGTTTATTGGCGTTTTGATACCAATAGTTTAAAAATTGTTTTCTATCATTTCTTTGTTGCCCGTTCATACGTCCCCATTTAATTTCATTAGGTGGTGGTTGTTCAGCTAAAACGCCGTCAATGTCGTATGATACTATCATAATCAAATTTAATGTTTTCTAAATAATTTTTTTGTTTGTTCCATATACTTTCCCTAAATTCTTTATTTGAATTAATAAAATCAATTATATCTGTGTATGTTTCAACTGGGTAACACCAATTTAATCCATAATTACCTTTAGGTGAACAAACTGGTATTCCTGCATAAACAGCGTGAAATGCTCTACCAGTTCTCCAAGAAGCTAATTTATGTTTAGTATCATAGATTGTTAAAGAACTATTAAATTTTCTATAAAATTCACTTCTGTTTTTTTGATCTGGCATATCAACAATATTTGCTTCAAAACCCACCCATTCTTTTTCTTTACCTGCAATAGATAATTGTTTGCACTTTAAAAACTCATTAAAATATTTATTTCTCCCATTTGGTCTACCTATATAAATCATTTCAGGATTGTTAATGTTATTAAATTCTTTAAATGTCATTCCTTTAAACATTGGTATATCTATTACTTTAATTTTAGTTGGACATTTTAAAATGTTTTTTGCCTGTAATGTATTGACAGCATTAACTCCAACAGTCCATCTCTCCCAGTTTTCATTGTCTAATAGTTTCCATAAAAAAGGTAAGTCTGGATCATCATTGATAAATAAAATATTACCATTAAATTTTTTTATTATTTCAACAGTATTGTCCCAATCCTTTTTATAAAAGTTATAATTTGTCCCACCAAATTCTAATATTAAAAATTTAAAATCATTTTGATTAATTGGTAAAGCTGTTTCATCACTTGTTTTTGATAAGAGTTTAATTTTGTAATTAAGATTTAATAGATTACGAAGTAACGCTACCCTTTTTTCAACCCAAGAACCTCTTTTGCCTTTTTCATTTTGAGTTAATCCTATTTTGCCAGATACCCTTCTATACCCTATTGTGATTCCAGAGTTTTTAAAGTTTTTGTCTATAAATTCTTTGACAAAATCCATTAGTTAATAGAGTCGCCGACTTTTCTATTTTTAGCTATTTCAAGTTCTTCTTTAGCTGAACCACAATGAACCATATTTTTTCTGTAATAACAAACTACGGATATTCTTTCAAAAGGTTTTTCGTGTATAAATTCAGTATTTCCATGAAGTTCGTGTACGTCAAATAAAGCTAAGTCACAGTTCTGAACATTAACTGCTACTCCATATTTTGGAAGAACTGTATATCCACCTTTATATGTTCCAGTAGACAACACACCTAAGTTTCCAAACCCTTCTAATAAATCACCAGCGTCATAATGACAAGCTGTTCTAAAGTTTCTATTTACTGTCACTGTTGAGAATACTGTATTAGGCATTCTAAAATCTTCGTTAGTTAATTCCCATTGTTTTCTTTGGTTCTCCCAGCGCTCAGGCAACGCCTTTTTAAATAGTTCTGAAATTAATTGG